AGGTTTTGAGTACGATCACTAGAGTCAGGACGACTAATAGTAACTGTGTACTCAGTAGCAGAAACTACAGTAGAAGAAAGGATCGGGTAAAGATTACCACCAACCTCTACCAGCATGTTACTAGCAGGTCGTACGGATGAACCGTGCCAACTAGAATCTGCTGTAACACCATCAACAGTAAATGTAATATCACCAGAACTAGGTGTACCCTTTACAGAACCAGAGAAAATTTCACTGGTAGATTTACCGTCTGCAACCAGAGAGAACCGACCAAAATCAGAAGTCGATGCTGCCAGGTTAGCTTGTCC